GGCCCTCGTCGCCATCAAGCGCCGCGCCTTCAAGGGCGTGGTCGACGAGTGCAACACCAACACCAACCTGCTCGAACTCGATGTCACCGGCTCCAGCCTCAAGCTGGACTATGACGTGATGATCGACGCCAAGCTCAAGTTCGGCGACGAGGACGGCGACATCGCCGCGCTGGTGGTCCACAGCAAGACCAAGGCGGACCTGCGCAAGCTGAAGACATCGACCGGCGTGCCGCTGTTCATCGATGGCATCAACGGCGACGTGGACCGCTTCACCGGCATCCCCGTGTTCACCTCGGACCGGATGCGCGTCTCGGGCGCCAACTACACCTCGCTGGTGCTCAAGCGCAACGCCGTCCTCTTCTGGATGAACGGCGCCCCCATCGTCCTCACCGACAAGGACATCCTGGCCAACAGCGATGTCCAGGCCATGCACATCTACTGGGCGGTGCACCCCTACAAGCGCCTGCCCGGCATGACCAAGCCCGGCGTCGTCCGCATCATCCACAAGGTCGGCTCCTGATGCTCGCGGCCTTCCGACGCGCGTACAAGGCGCGCAAAGAGGCGCGTGGTGCGGTTTCCCGTGCCGACGCGCCGTCTGGCAAGGCCGCCGAGCAGGTCGCAGCCAGCAAGCCCGAGGAGCCCGCCGCCGCCATCGCCGCGCCCGCATCGCAGGCGCCGCAGAAGCGACGATGAGCGCCATCCCGTCGCCGCGGCGCTTCTACCTGCTCAAGCGCCTCGGCGCGGCTCAGTTCTCCGACCAACCCCTTGATGGTGTCTGGCGCAGCAAGCAAGAGGCGCTGCCTGGCACCGCGTTGCCGTCGTCCTTCCCGTTTCGCTCCGTCCTCGTCGCCGTCGGCTACTCGGCCGCGGAAGACCTGGACGGGGCGACGGTGGACGAACTGCGCATGTTCACCACGCTCTCTCAACGCGACGCCGAGGCGGTCATCGCTGCGGCTGCCAACCTCTGAGGATTCCCATGGCCTACACCACCGCCAATGGCAGGAGCGCTGACACCCTCAGCCTGAGCCTGCATGACAGCGCCACGCGCACCGCGACCGGCAACGGCTCGTCTTACGAGCTGGGCGACCGCGGCACGCTCCGTCTGCTTCTCGACGTGACCGCCGCCAGCGGCACCAGCCCAACCCTCGATATCGCCGTCCAGACCTCCTACGACGGGACCACCTGGCGCGCTGTCGCTGCGTTCGCGCAAGCGACCACGACCGGCACCGAACGCAAGTCCTTCTCGGGCTGCGACCGCTTCGTGCGCATCACCTACACCCTCGGCGGCACCACGCCGTCCTTCACCTTCTCCGTCAGCGGCGAAGCCGTCTGACCTTTCCATCCCAAGGACACCACCATGCAATCTCTCGTCTCTACCCACGGGCACGGCAAGGTCACCGGCCTCGAAGGCTCGGGCGCTGGCGTGCTCAAACTCGCCATCTCGTCGGCCACCGCCAACGGCGCCGTCCTGTTCACCGTCCCCGATGGCCACTACCTGCGCATCAACCGCGCGTGGTGGAACGTGCAGACCGGCTTCACCGGCGGCTCGTCCTCCACCATCGGTCTCTCCTCGAGCAACAGCGCCTACAGCACGGCCGGCGACATCCTCGGCGGCGGCAGCGGTGACGCGGCGGCTGCGCTGGTCGCGGGCCAGAAGGGCGGCACCATCGGCGCCAAGTTCGGCTCCAACGGCGTCGTCGTCCTCGGCCCTGGCGACACCATCAAGTTCGACCGCATCACGTCGGCGTTCACCGCTGGCAGCGGCTACGCGATGATCGAAGTGGTCGAGGTCGGCAACTCCCTGACCTGACATGGCGCACGCAACGGCCATCACGCTGGCGGCCAGCGCCGCTCGCACCGCCACTGGTAGCGGGTCGGCCGTTGACCTCGCCAGCGCCACCACGGCGGACCTTCGCCTGCTGGTCTCTGCCGTCGCCGGCACCAGCCCCACGCTCGACGTGTCGGTCCAGACGAGCGACGACGGCGCGACCTGGCAGACCCTCGGGTCTGCCACGCGCATGGTGGCCACCGGGAGCCAGCCGCTTCGCCTGTCTGGTGCCCTGCGCTACGTGCGCGCGGCCTGGACCATCGGCGGTACGTCGCCCTCGTTCACCTTCTCGCTGTCCGGGTCGGCCCTCGTGGTGTACGCCGCGCCGGCCGACCTGGACCGCTTGGGCGTCGCCGCCCTGGCGAACGAGGACTTCACCAACGAGGACAAGGACCGCGCCCTTGCATCGGCCACGACGGAGGCAGACGGGTACCTCAATGCGAGGTACACCCTGCCCCTGACGGCGTGGGGTGATGACCTGCGCCAGCACGTCGTCAATATCGCCGCCTACAGACTCCTCGTGCGCCGTGGCTGGTCTCCGGTCGCACCGGAAGACCAAACGCTGCGCACGGGGCACGCAGACGCCATGGCGTGGCTCCAGAAGGTCAAGGACGAGCGCATCTCCCCGCCCGGTATCGTCGACAGCACGCCGGACGTGTACGACGCCGGTGGGTTCGTCGTCTCCAAAGCCAAGCGGGGTTGGTGATGTCGCTCAAGGGAAGCCTGGCGCCGCTGCAAGCCTACCTGACCGCGCTGCGGCTGGTGGGCAAGGGCGGCGTCAAGCGCGTCTCGCGCGCCGTGGCCGAGGAGGCCAAGGCGCTGATCGACGACGGGTTCGCCAAGGGGCAAGCCCCGGATGGCCGGCGCTGGCCTGGCCTTGTGGCTCGCAAGGGGCAGCCGCTGCGCGATACCGGACGGCTCCAGCGCAGCCTCGCGCCCGTCGACACCGGGCAAGGGTTTCGCGTCAGCACCAACCTTGTCTATGCGCGCCTCCACCAGTACGGCGGCAAGATCAAGGCGAAGGGCAAGACGCTCTACAACGCGCGTACCAAGACCGCGTTTGGCAAGTCCGTGAAAGTGCCCGCCCGCCCTTACCTACCCCGCAATAGCGGCGCCCTGCCGGCGCGCTGGTCCCGTGCGCTGGACCAGGCCGCAAGCGAGGCCATCGCAATGATGCTTGGGAAGAAATGACATGGCGAGCAAGGTCCGAACGCTCTGCGACGAGTTGAGCGAGAAGATACGCGCGGCGTGGGATACGGCCGAAGGGGGCGAACTGGAGGTCGGCTACGGCGCAGCCGAGATGGACCGCAACAGCCGGCCGCCTCGCATCGTCTGGCGCGTGGTCAACGGCGTCCACGAGGGCACCAACCGCCCCGGCCTCAATCCGCGGCCCCTGTTCACGCGACGGCTCGACATCGAGGCGCACCTGTGGGGGCGCGATGAGGAGCAGGCGGAGTTGTTGCTGGAGCACGTCGCCCGCGCCGTGCAAAAGGCCGCCGTCGGCGCGTTCACCCCGGCGCGCGAGGAGTGGCCCGCGCAGGACGACGACCGGCGCTCGCACAACGTCAAGGGCGCCTACTGCCTGATGACGTTCGAGGCGCTGGTCCCGGTCACCGCTGCCACGCAGAAGATCGCCACGGTCACCGCGGCTGCGTTTGACACAAGCACAAGTTCACTCACCGACGGCAACCTGGACGCTGGAGAGGGCTGACATGGCCGATCCCATCAAGAAGCCTGTCCTGGCCTGGGCCAAGGACAAGGCGACCGACCCATTCTTGCTCGCTGGGGCGCTGGTCAAGGCCGGCTGGCCACGCGGCAACGTCTACGACGAGCGGGCGCCGCTCCTCGTCACCGAATCCGACTTTGACGCGGCCATTGCTGCGTTTTCCAACCTGGAGATCAAGTGATGGCGCTCCCCAACGTCAACGTCACTCTGCAAGACTTCGCGCTCGGCCTGGTCGAGCCCGCCGATCACAACCAAGCCATCGTGGGCACCGCAGCCAGCGGCACCGCCAACAGCGTCGTTGCGATCAGCGACCTCAAGACCCTCAAGAGCACGTTCGGCTCGGGCCCGCTCGTGGAAGCCGCGGCCCACGCGCTCGTCATCAGCGGTGGCCCCGTCTACTGCGTCAAGGTGGCTGCCACCAACAACGGCAGCAACACCAGCGTGGCCCGCACCGGGACGGGCCCCGACCCGGGCGTCACCGTCAGCGGCAACCCGCTCGATGACTACAACGTCATCGTCAAGATCATCACCGGCGGCGCGCGCGGCACGGCCACGTTCAAGATCAGCTTCGATGGTGGAGACACCTACTCGGAAGAGTACGTCTCGGCCGCCAGCGTGGCGACGTGGGCCAGCGAGACCGGCCTGACGCTGGCCTTCGCCGTGGGCACCTACGTCGCTGCGGACACCTACACGTTCACCTCGACCGGGCCGACCTACAGCAGTTCGGACCTGGCCACGGCGCTCGACAACCTCAACGCCAGCGCCTACGCCTTCGAGTTCGTCCACATCGTCGGCACCGTGGGCGGCGCGGACGATGCAACCAAGGTGACCAACTTCGTGGCGCTCGCCACCGCGGTGGACACCAAGTTGACCGCGTGGGCGACCAGTTACCGCTACGCCTTTGGCATCTTGCAGGTGCCCAACGTGGCTGACGCCGCGCTCAACGTTTCCGGCGTGACCGGCTTCGCCAGCGCACGGCAGATG